CCTTGCATGCGATACCCTTAGTAGTCCTCATAACCAACAACTCCATCCATCCTAGGCAAGGGCTTATCCCTAACCAACATGACTTGATTATACACTAACGCTTTTTGTCTTGCAACTCGCTAGCGCGTTTTTCCAACTCCATTTGCCATTTTAGCAAGTCGCGTTGCTCGTCGCGGTAGCGCTTTTCTTGTCTCCTGTAAAGCGCCTTTGAGACACTTATAAAGCATATGCCAAGCAAGCACAACAGCACGGATAACAACATTATAAAATCATATGAGAATATAAAATCGTTAATCATCAAAAAACTCCGATGCAATGTTTTCCGTCTGTTGTAGTAACGATACGATTCAATTTTGTGCATACCTTATCAATAGGACGCACTCCGTACTTTTCAACATACGTTTGATAAGGGTCAAGTTGAACGTCAATCAAATTACCGTCCATATCTGTTATGGAGTTTACGCGCATACCATTGAGCAAGTCATTGCACCAAAAATATATGCTATTCATTGAAACATTTATGTTGTTTTCTAGCATGAATTTATGGAACTGGCGATTTGTCGTGCGAGAATTTACAAAATTAGAATGCATGTAAACGTATGGCTCTAGCATAACAGCTACTCCATTTTTCGCGTGAGTGATTGAGCAAATAGCTACGTAGTATGAGAAAAACATAATAGTGTTTTTCTCTTTTCCCATTACCTTAGTTCCGGCGTTGCTATAATGCCACCTACGAACGCCATATTTTGTATAAGTCTTGAGTAGTCTACTTTGTTCTTCCCTAGTGAGATAGTCACCGGCTGCAAACTCTGATACGCACATTTTTTCCATGATTCACTCCAAACTAGAAAAGCATTCCCTGCATTGACGTTGTATGATAACCAACTTTATAAACAACGTCATACGGCCAAACTTCCGGCGATTGAACAGCAGGGCAAAAATCAGTTTGGCCGTGAATATACATTGCATATCGTATCGCGTCAAAGCACATATCGCCATGCCCGCGCATAACAGCGTTCTTCTCACGTGCCCACTGATAGCGCCCATTCTGGCCTGGTAGGTCATTGCGGAAACGACAAAGAATCATTCCATTCTTTTTGTTGAGTCTCACGCACAACCTACCTTGTTTGTCTAGTGTCTCAACGAACGTGATAGTCTTACGCATTGTCACCGTCTCCATTCTACTCTGCGCAAACAATCCAAACACAATCATTGTCACATGTACCGCCATAGACAATACAAATGTTCTCGCGCTCAATCTGCTTATCTAGCGCGTTTATAAAAGCCAGATACTCACGCGCAGAACAGGCGCTATTAATAGATTGATTGTACCAATTGGGACCCTGCGAACGCGCGTTACCGTACAGTTGGAACGTATAATATTCTGTACCATTTATAAGCCTGTTTACCATATCAACAAAGTCGTTTCTGAAAATCTGTTTTACGTCGCAATCATCCGGCATGAACATTTTTATACTCCATTCCCTTAGTGGTTACGTGCATATTCTGAAACTGTATTGAGCGCGATTTGTGGTAGTTCGCTAACGTCAACGTCATAATTCCTTATATAGTCCACAATAAAAGACGTTTGCGTATCAGTGTCAAGATAGTAACCGAAAAGTTCTTCCAAAACGTTCTTGTATCCGTCCTGTTCTGAAATTGCATTGAGCAGGTGGAATGTTGCATTGGTGATATTTTCGTCTCTGAAATTCGTCATTTCCCTTACCTCGTCTCTTCCCGTCGCGTGGCCCTTGTGGTCTCGCTTGCTATGGATAATTTACCACAAAAAGCGTTATGCCAAACGGCAAAACTCAATTCACAATTCCTACACAATTGCGGCAACCCCTATATAAATGCACGCGTATACAAACATAACAACATAATGTCAATAGAAAATCTCAAATTCACAAAATCTAAATATGGCTTCACTCTATACGCGCGTGTGTGGCTGTCGGAATCCTGGCAGCTCCAGGACTTTTCGCAAAAATATCTGCCAGGACGCAGAAAACATAAAGGCGTCGACGCCCGACATTTAATCGAGCGCCGACGCCATTTTTCAAAATCGCGTTGTCAGAAAAGGTCCCGTAGATTCTACGTCCTTGCTGCGTAGAACGCGATGCCCTCGTAAGTCCAGCCTGAGTTGGCCAGATTCATGGCCTCGTCGTAGTTTGACGTCAGTAGGTGGTCCTTTATGTCAGGACTGTAGAAGCGATAGACTGCGTTCTCCTTCCTTGGGATTACAACCTCGTTGCTCTCTGTCGCGTCGTTGGCCTGCTCTGCGTTGTCTCCAAGCGCGTACTTACCCCACGCATCCGCGTCACCATAGAACACGTCTCCGTCTACACTGTAACCGCCATACGAGAGACAGTTGGTGAACTGCCACATGGCGAGCGTCCAGCCAGCATGGGGATAGGGACACGTCGCGTCGCTGGGCCAGCCGGTCCGGCGCGACGGGTAGCCCGCAAGCCATAGGCCGCACTTGTCCCTTACCCAGCTGTTCGAAAAGTATCCGCGATTGTTGATGAAGTCGGAGTTGCAGTATATCATGGGCCAAACATTGGTAAGCTCGTGGATACGCCAGACGAACGACTCCGCGTCGGCGGTGGAGAGTCGGGTGTCCTCGAAGTCCAGGATTGGCACGCCATGCGTGAAGTAGTTCCGCGTGTTCCTGTAGAAGAACTCGGCTTCCGCAACGCCGCCGTTGGGTCGCATGAAGTGGTAGAAGCCAAACGGCTTTCCATTGTCTATGCACCACTGTACCCATTGGTCGCAGCACCTATCAACGTAGCTCGTGCCCTCGGTTGCCTTCATCACATAGAAGTCGGAGTCACTCGTTGACAGTTGCAAACCATTCTGCCAGTTACTTATATCTATTCCGTAGAGCATGTAGTCACCCTCTTGCTTCTCGACTGATGAACGTGTTCGTGTCATAGTTGAATGCTATCATGTTTCTCAGTCTACCAGTGGAGCAAGCAGTAGGTCCAATCCTTGTGATGCAAAGTGATTGCGTTCCAGTAGACCACTCATATAGGTTTATGACGGCATCACTAACATAGTTCGAAGTATGGCTTCTGTAAACGTCGTTGTATTGGTCGTGCAGGCTGCTACCACAACATATCATTGGAAATCTGTTCTTTTTGTTTCCAGATATGAACGCTCCGTCTGCGTGCTCGTGTCCGAAAATCCAGCATATTACCTTAAGTCCATGCTCTGCGTATTTACTCACCAGTTCGTAACTCTTATTCATAAACGGATACACACTAAATCCTACATCATGTGCATACATGGTCCAATCATAGAAGTACGTGTCATTCGTGAAGTCGCATGTCTCCTGCAATATAGCGTATTCGCATATCTGATGTGAGCACAGGAACACTGGTACATTGTTGGAGAGACACTCTACAAGCAGTTTCTCAAGCCAATACCATTCGTTATAATACGCATCATTTCTTGCAGTATAGTCTATACCTATTACCCTGCAATCTTTGAGGTCTTTGTACCAGTATGTGGTGCCAGGCTCAATAGTTATTCCAGAGCTGTTGTCTCTGAAATACTTCTGATATGCTTCATTCTGCGTAGGTTGCAAGTCCCATCTGTAGCCAGTGCTTATCGCGCCTTTGCTAAGCAACATGTCATGGTTTCCAACGCACACGGCAAAAGGCTTTAGTATGTCGGCATATTCTATTGAATCCGAGAATGTGTCATGTGATATGTCGCCTGTATGTATGACTAGGTCAATATCTTGAATCGACCTTATGGCTGCAAGTGCGCTTGCCGTGCCTGTTGTGTCAGCATGTGTGTCTGAAACCTGCGCTATCCTCATGGCTAAGCAACTCCGTATGCTCGCAGGAATACTACTATGCTTCCAGGCATATCAAAAGCGTAGTCGCTTGTTACACCGCTGTTAGTGCCAATATATCCGTCTTTGTTTATTCCGATGCCAGTCCAGCCAACAAAATCATTGCTAGAGTTTGACTTTATACCAATTCCATTAAGCTTTATGTTGTTAGCGGTAGTATGCGGTACGTAGCTTGGAAGCCTAAAAGAAGTCGTAGCACTAAAGAAGGTTTCCACAGGTGTTCCCGCTGGCACATGGAACATATTAATCACAAGCATTGTGAGTTCGGGAACATAGAATCCACTCAATATTACATCGCTATTAGGAACTACCATTCCGACGTTGTCAGCAGAACTGTCCTTGCTATCGAAATGCCGAATCGTTATTCCCTTTATCAGAGATTCTAGTGCCTGCGCGTCCAGCTTGTCTCGCGTGATGGCACCTGCCTGTATGTCGCCAGATTTGATTGGGAAATGAGCGTTGATTTCTGTTACATTATCATTTATCAACTTTGTAAGTGTATTGTTAAGATTTGTATCCGCCTGAGCATATGCGTTTGAAATCGCTGTGTCAGCTGCCTTGTAGTCAGTGATTATGGCATCGTCGGCCTTCTTGTAAGCCGAGGTTACCGCATCGTCAGCAGCCTTGTACGCCGAGGTCACCGCATCGTCAGCAGCCTTGTACGCATCCGTAAGGTCACTTGACAGCTTGGTGTCTGCCGCCTTGTATGCGGAGTCGATTTCCGTCACCGTGGCATTTAGCATTGATATAGACTTTGCATTGGCGTCAGCCGCAGACTGTGCAGTACCCGCCTTATCCCTAGCCTGGTTCGCCGCATCCGTCACGATTACCATGTTGTTTGAGAACTCGTGCAGCTGCGCGTCAATCTTGGTGATTGCACCGTTGTACTGGTCACGCAGGTTAGGCTTGTCGTTGTCGGTGTAAAGGTCGAGATTGTAGTTCGGTGTGTATTCACTAGCCATGCTTATCTCCAATCTATGACTGCTTGAAATAGATGATACCAGAAGACGTTATCTTTGCTCCATTAAGATTTGCAACAGTAAGCGTCTTGTCTGTAGACGTATCAGGCGAGAAGCCCTGTACGTTATCTACCTTTGTGCTAAGAGTTCCCATTTGATTCTCTATGCTTTTAAGCTTGGTGTCGATAATTTGCATTGCCGCATTGTACACGCCAATTAGGTCTACAGAATCGGTGCTTGAGAACTCTGGAAGCGAATAGTTGGTAGTCGCCATTGTCAGCTCCTAAACTTTTCGGGTATGAATACTGTGCCATCGTCGCGCACCTTTGCCACGTTGAGCTTTGTGGCGTCAAGTATTCCATTTGTAGTGTAATTGGCAGACTTAGCCTGGAAGTCATCAGAAAGGTCGAACTTGTCAACGAGCCAGTAGCTCATTACTGCAAGCCCCCTGACGCTAAGACCACAATTCGCCAAATCGCTAACGGTCATTTCAAGAGAGTTCAGCTTCTTTATGGTTAGTGCATGAACGGCCAAATCGTTGAACATGTCACGCTGTGCTTGTGTGCTTGACGTGAACTTGCCGTGTTGTACGTTCCATGACATTACACCGACGGACAACTCGTAAATCTCTGTGCGCAGGCTGGCAATCGTCTCGCGCACCTCCTGCTGGTATGCCGTGAACTCTTCCGGGGATACCGCCTGTATCTTGTCTATGGTCTCGGCAAGGTACGTTCCGTAAGATGCGAGCTTGTCTAGCTCAAGACATATCTCCTTTATGCGCTGCTCCGAGCTGTACACATCCCAGTAGAACGATGGGAGCGCCGGGGTGCTCGCAACGTATGACGAATACGGGACGAGCCCAAATCCGCCGTCACTGGCCTGCATTGTCCTCACCACCAATGAAACCGGAGAAGTACCTGAACAGCTTGCTGTCAGAGAACGCCGGCCACGCCATCGCTATGTTTTCGATGATTGATGCAAGCTCCATTACGATGGTGTACCAGCACACCACCTCGGTTGACGGAACCTCGAACTGTATGCCGCTAACATGCGTTAGGCCGACGCCAAGCACGTAGGCAACGACTATCAGAGCCAGCATCATAATCTTGTGCCCGATGCCCTCGCGCATCTTCGTGGAGTTTATGTCGTGCCTGATTGCCGCACCGACGAATCCTACAACAACGTCTGCCACCATCATGATGCACGCGAGCACGATGCTCCATGACTGCGACTCCGTCATTGGCGGCCAGTCAAGCGGATACATGATACCCAATTCGCACCACCTCCTAGAAGCTGTTTGTGTTTACGGTGAACAGACATGAGAACAGCGGACTCATGTCATCCACAATCATCAGGTCAACGTCGTTGTAGTCAGTCAGCCGCTTTGCCGTGTCTATGACGTCTCCCTGTCTGATTCTCTGGAACTCCCGGTCGTTGCCGGAACTTGCATAATCCTGGTTCTCTCCGGAAAGTTGCGTCTGCGGAAAGTCGGAGAAAACGTCGCGTCCCTTGTACCACTCCGAGCTGCCGCCATAAAGCTCCGGCGACTCCGACATGAGCCTGTAGAGTGGGATGTACTTGGGCATAATCTCCCTCATGCGGCGCACGAACTCGTGCATCCACACACCAGGTGGTACGAGCGAAATCTCGCGGAACCAGTAGTGGTCCACCAGCTTCTCCCTTAGTCGCGTGTCCTGCTCCACGCTGTACGACGGCCATTCCCATCCGGTAAGATGCCTGTCACAGAACCCTGCTTCGACAAGCTCGCATAGCTGTATGGACACGACCGCGTGAAAGTCCGGCGATGGCTCGTATGGCTCGATGGTGTCAATCATTGGTTCGCCGCCTTCGCTATGGACTGCATGTTGTGTGAGAGGTTCCAGTTGTCGCTCTCGTTGTCCTGCCGCCACACGACCTGTATAGGTGCGTCAAGATACTGCCCGAATCGCGCGTTCAGCTCGTCGGCCACCTTGCGACGCTCCGAGAGGGCGCTCGCGGCGACCAGTGACGCCGGGTTCTCCTGCGCCCTAATCTCGTCCTCGGTCTGTCGCTCCTGCTTCATCGTAGTGTTCTTTATTCCGAGCATCGTGTACACGCGACCCCAGACGTTCTGCTCGTCCACGGCCAGCTCCTCGCCAAGGAACGTGACGCCAGTCTGCAATGCCTGGTACTCAATCTGTTGCAGGTCGCTGGTTCCTATGACGGCTGGCTCCCCGCCTGCCACCTGCTTGAACAGGTTCACCATGTCCTGCCTGCGCTCCTGCGGGCCTGTGAGGATAAACGGTATCTGCTGGTGCATCCTGTTGACACGCCTGGTGATGCGGATGTGCGCAAGCTCGTTCGCGTACAGCTCTATGCCGTCCATGAGCGGGTAGCGCGTCTCGTTGTCGTATGCGACAACTCCCTGCTGCCTGTCGCAGCGGTATCGCGTACCGTTGGTACCAATCGCGTACCACCGTACGGCCCTGTCGTACATGTCCGGCTTACCGAGCGGCGCGCACTGCAACGTGAGGAAAGTTCCTGGCATTGACTTTGGGAACGCGATGGAAGCCATACCCTGGTGAACCAGCGTGAGTTCCAGGTATCGCTCGTCACATGACGGCGGAAGGTTGAGCCAGCGGAACCGGCTCACGGCCATCTTTGTTATGACATCTATATAGTAGTGATAGAGCCTGTTGTTCAGCGACGCGCTCTGCCAAGTCTCCATGTTGCCGTTGTGGCAGAACGGCTTGGTGCCACCCTGATTGCTGCGTGACTTTCCGCCCCTACGCCCCATTGGACACCACTCCCTCCGCGTCTATCGTAGCAAGTCTCAATGGCACGGTCAAGACCGACTTGAGCACTTCCTCGCTATGCTGCTGCGTCGAACGGTTAGACTCGACAATCTCGTTCATCGCAACAATGTCGGTTGCCCTGAGAGCTTCCGTCCTGCCGTTCTGCATCGCAATCTGCTTCTCGAAGTCTATGATGCTCTGTATCTCCTCGTCCGTCATGCCCTGGTACGTCTTGAGCGCCATGAGCTCTGACAGGCTGCGCTTCTTCGGCTTCTTCTCGGGCTGCGTTGCATCTGTGGTGCTGGTTTCGTCAGTTGTCATAAACGTTCACCTTTCCAATCTTGTCGGGGTCGTTCCATACCGTAGTACCGTTTCTCAGTATGGCGGTTATGGCGTCTGCCACGTCGCTTCTGCCTGAGCCGCGAACGTCCACCCAAACGTCCTGCGCCTTCCAATATGTGAAGTTCCGCATGAGCTTGAATCCGCTCGACCTCACGTCCCATGACTGTCCTAGCGTGTAACCGTATCTTGCGAACTGGCTTGCCGCCTGCGCTATCGCACCGTCTGGCTGCGTCCTCACGCGTACCTGCACGCCGTTGCGCATGAGTGACTCCATGGTTGCGTCACCGGAAGCCCCAACAAGCTCGACGGGCTTTGCCCTCCTTGCATCGCCTATTGCGTACATGAGGTTGTCTCGCACCGCTTCCAGCGTCTCCTTGGCATTCATAATGCTAATATCGTTGGAGCGCTGTGAGTTTGCGTTGCTAGTAGACTGCGTATTATCAGCGTCGATTACGCTTGCATTGTGCGTCCTGTCAGCGTTCGTGGTTGCCGTCGAATGAGTCCTGCCTGAGTTGGCAACCTGCGTGTCGTGCGTGCGATTCGCGTTGCCTACCTGTGTGGAGTTTAGGTTCGCTGCGTTCGTAGTTGTGGTGTTGTAGTTGTTGTCACGCTGCGTTGCCATGCAGTTGTTGCTGTTGGTGTTCTGAGTTGACTTTAGAGTGTTCGTAGTTGATGTAATCGTGGTAGCCGAAGAACTGTGCGAAATCTGCGCCGTGTTGTTGGCGCTCACGTTGGCGCTTGCAACCGCGCTGTTAGCATTCGCGGTCGTGTTTGCGTTGCTGACGGCGGCATTTGCCTGAATGCCACCGCTTATCGCGCCTACAACGGCACCAGCTATCGCTCCTGCCACACCTGCGCCAGCCCCACCGGATGCCATCGACATTCCCATCGACGTGGCCGTGCCTATGCTGCTGCTTGCGATTGTTGCGAAGCCACTAGACTCGGCGCACGCTATGGCCGCCTGGTTCTCGTCATTGGTGGTCGCCATTGTCACGCCATTTCGCGCTTGCAGAATGCTGTACTCGACTTTGTTCTGGAATGATGTGATGTTCGTTGATGTTGTATTCGCTGCGTCCACGTTCGCGGTGTTTGCTGCAATAGTGGCGTTCACGTTGTTGTAGTTACACTGTGCGAGGTTGTCAGTGTTCGCCTTGGTTGTGCTGGCGAGGTTCGTCGCGTTCGTCTGCTCTGAGCTGGCAGATGCGTTGGCGTTCGTCTGCGCGGTGTCAGCCAGCGACTTTGAGTTGTCGCGTGCGGCGTCTGCGTCGCGCACAGCGTTATCGTGCGCGTTCGACGCGGACTCAACTGCGTTCATATAGGCGAGGTTTGCCGAGCGCACTGAGTTGCGATACCCGGCAAGCGCCTGCCTGCGCGAGCTTAGCACGGATGCTCCGTATGAGTCAACGTACCATGCCGTCTCGCCGTCCATGTACAGCGAGAACGTGGGTATCCCAAGCCTTATCGTGTAGCGTCCCCAGTCACCGTCTGGTAGCTGCATGGACATTTCCGTGTCGTCAAGACGCTTCCAGGAGTACCTATCTGAGCCAACACCGTCTATTCCAGTAAGGCACACCCTCATGTCTAGCGCAGGAAAGGCAACCGAGGTTAGTAGTTCCACGCCAATCCTACCGGTGTCCTCTATGCGAATCTCGGCTGACGAGCCGTCATTGTCGGTAATCTCGATGCGTGAGTACGGGTAAGTGTATAGCTTTGCGAAACGCTGTTCGTCTGCGTCGAATCCGAACATGTCCCTGGACAGGTTGTAGTCGGCAACCCTCTTGGACACACCCATGCACTCGTAGAGCTCGTGCCCTGCCACGGTGTGTCTTGCTCCAAGCTCAATCATCGCATCGTCGCACACGAACATTGCCATTATAGAGCGCAGCATCGTAGGTGCCTGCATGGACACGTCACGCATGAACGAGCCATCAGACGCTGGTATCGCATACGTAACGGTTCCACATGGTATGTTACCATCACCAAGGCCAGTGTACACCGGCGTGTGCAGCCCGTCATACCCGCGCCCGTTTCCTACGGAGAAGCCATCAACCTGTAGCTGCCTTCCATACCAGTCCGACGTATCGGAATAGGTTATCCTTCCGGTTGCGTCACCAGACATGGCGGCAATGCCTATGCTTGAGTCGTTCATCTGAGATGGCGCTATGGTGGTGGCTATGCACACATACTTCTTTCCGTTTCCGAACGGTATGAACCTAGAGTTCCTTATTACGCTAGAATCATCGTAGTTAACATCCGGTGCCATCAGATACCTGTTGTTGGCAATAGGATTGGAAAGGTACGTGTCTGTGTCCGTGGCGGATACAGGTGCGTGACCCCTTTCCAGCATCATGTATCGAATGTCAGTCTCGTTTATGTAGTTCGTCCATATGTCGGGAACTAGACTTAGCACTGTGGTGCTTGGAGCTGAGTAAGTTATACCGTTGACAAAGAAGTACCAACGCCTGTGGCCATCCTCCACCTCATAGTCTATGGTAGCATCAGGTGAGGTCATAACAGGAATGTCTATGTACACGTAATTGTACCCCGCGCACACGTCGTATGGTATAGGTAGCTTTATGCTGCCGTCTGGTACCATCGTTGAGTTAGTCTTCAACGTTACCGGCTCGTACCCGGACAGACCGTCGAACCACTCGTCACGCTCCTTGTCGCTGTCGAACTTAACCACGTTCTCGTAGTCTGAGTTCCACAGCACGTTTACCAGACGCACGACGGTGCCAGGAATCCACCTGGTGTAGTCGAACTCGTTGCGTATAGAATACGGGTCTGCGTTCTGGCTGTTCGGGAACGACGTGTCACCCAACTTGCTGAACCTCAAATTGAATCACCTCCGATAAAGAGAAAGGGGAGCGCCAGCGCCCGGCGCTCCCCGTTGCTGCCATTCGCTACGCGCTTGGCTTGGTTACCGTGGCGGTGACGCTGGTTGTGTACGCATTGGTCGCGCCGCTGGGGTTCGTGTAGGTGCTCCTAATGTTGACCTTTATTACGTCGCCATACTGGAGCTTGTTGGACACATGCAGGACCCCGTACTCGTCCACGCGCGTTGCCGGAGAGTTGACTGGAACGGTGTTGGAGCCAGACGCCCTCGACACGCTAACGTCGTAGGTTGCCGCGTTTGGCGCGACCTCGATGCCGCGCGTACCGGTCGGAGTGAGCGTTCCGGTGAGCGTTGTCGTGATTGCCGTGCTCTCGCCGAGGTCTGGCGTTGCGTTGGCAATCTTCGCGGTGATTCCGGTCACGGTCTGCTTCACCGTGGTGACGCTGGTTTCTGCGTCAGTGGTGAACGCGATTGCGGGTACGAATGGCGAGACGCTGTAGACGCCCCAATGGTGCAGGTAGTAGTTTGTGCCAAGGGTCTTGGGATTGTACATCGACGTAGTCTCATACACCGTGTCGTAGCATTGGAAGAAGTCCTCGGTGGTGAGGATGGCGACCACGTTGGGAATGGGGAACTCGTCAACCTCGACGGTGCGATACTTTATGTCCGCCTTGTCGAGCTGAAACACGCTTGCGAGAGTGTTGACGTCTATGTTGGCCTGCACGTCGGGCGTAAGGAGCAGCACCAGTTCGCTGGGCTTGACGAACACCGGAACGTCCTCGATTGCCTTGCAGTTGTAGATGGTGTTCGGGAAGCGGAGCTTTCCGGCATACGAGCGCACCGCCGTGAGGAACTCCTTGCCGGTGGCCTCGTCAGTCGGTGCCGCGCTGAGGTGATGCTTGAAGAAGCCCCACTTGTTGTCGTAGAAGGCGAGCAGCTGGAGCATGATTCTGTACTCGTCGTATTCGTCCGCATTGGTTGGCGTGTTCATGATTGCAGCAACGAGCTTGTTCAGACCGTAGCTGTCGGTGAACGCCGTGCGAAGCTCCGTGTCGTTGATGGTAATGTCGTACCTGTCACGCCTGTTCTGGGAGTGGTACCACGTGGAAACGTCAGGTCGTGCCATCTTGAACACGTCCTCGGCATCGTCCACGTAGGAGTGAGCACGAATCCACTTCGGAACCATTTCCTGCACGCTGTTTCCGTACATGAGCTTCTTCTTCTTGAAGACGCCGAGCGGGTTCGAGAACGCCTGCTGATGCACGTAGGTGTAACCGATTCGCATCACCAGGGAGTCAATGAACTGGTTGTAATACTGCCTGTTCATGGGGTCGAACAGGGCTTGCATGGTGGCGTCCACACCATGCTGCGTAGGGTCTGGAATCCTCTGCTGGAAGTCGTTTGTGCCGTTGAGCCACACCTTAGCGAGGATTGTCGCGTTGTCAGCTGCCATGTGCAGTCTCCTGTCTAGTCGTTGATGATGAGGTCGAGAACGCCATCGTCCATGGCGTCGTTTCCGTGCTCGTCCTCGTCTGCGTCGTTGTCGTCTATTCGCGCGGTGCTAACGATTGCGGCCTGTGCGTCTGCGAGCTGGGAAATCTTAGCGTCGATGTGCTTCATGAACTCGCGCATCTCGCTTTCGAAGCGCTCGTCGCCCTCCGCGTGCTCGCTCACGATTCTCGCAACGTCACCCGACTCGCCGGTACCATCCGTATCGACCTTCTGACTTTCCTCCGGCTTTTCCTCCGGCTTTTCCTCTTTTGTCATCTTGTGCGACCTCCGTTCGCTAGTGCTTCCGTTAAATGACAAAGCGGCCAGGCACAACGCATCGCGTGTGCCTGGCCTGATTATAGACCGAACGGACGGCCAATGCAATCGGCTGAAACGGTTGATTGGACTCGCATGGCGTGCGCCGCAATCAAGCGGAATCTGCCGCACAGCCACTACTCGCCCCATGCAGAGCGCCATTCGGCATGGTTACATTGTAGCACTCTCCGTTGGGTTGTCAACATGCAGCTCGGTAATCCACCCACGGTCGCGCCCCTTCCAGAAGTCCCCGAATGAGTCTCGTTCCGAGAAACCATGCTGCGCCATCCACAGCGTTGCTTCTGAATCGTCAGAGAACACGCCGAGAAGCATACCCATCCTGTCATTAGGTAGTTCCCTGCCACAGTCGTGCATCGCTACGTATGCATAACAAATCATTGCAATTGCTCCTATCTAACGCCGAACATTGCCAGAACCTCACCGAACTCCATTTCTAGCGATTCGTCATCGTATCGCAGAAGCCCATGATAGTACATATCCGCTACGTATCTCATTGTTACGCTTAGATTGCTTGCCGCGACGTAGTTTATTGAAGCATCCTGTCTCGTAAGCGAGAAAATCGGCTTTCCGGTATTATTTGGCACCTTCCTGGTCACGTGATAGTAACCGTTGCGTTCGTCAAGCCATATTCCGTACAACCTACCATTGCACACTATTCCGAACGAGAATATGGCGTTTCCTGGCTTCTTCAATATGAACTCACTACTCGCGTGAACGAACTGGTTCTGTATCGCCACGTTACCGGCTTCCGTGTTCGCAATCATCCTGCCTGCCACCGTGCCACGCGCCTTCTCGATGCTGTATTCACCTGGGTCTACGTAGTGCAACAAGAACGTTTTGTTAGCGTACCACCTATAACCGAACGTTATGTCGGTTCCTACACCATACGCCGCGAAGTACGGGTTGGCTAGGTCGCATGCGTTTCCCAGCAGGTAGCCCCTGGGGCTTAT